GTTCTTGAAAAGGGTATGTCTCATTTGGTTGGTCCTTATTTGACTGTTCATTCACAAGGTGGATACTATGAGAAGGTTGAGGAACCTGTTTATAAGTCTCCTTTCAGATTTGAACAATTTCCATGTCTTGAGTATGTTGGAAAAACTCCAGGACCCGTTATGCCTAAGAGGAAGAGCAAATTGTTACGAAATCGTTGGTACGATGAGATGAAAGATTTGCTGATCAATGAGTTTCATGTTGGACCTGAAGTAGCTTACAATCCGCCCGTTATGAATCCGTTTACTCGTGATGGTGAATATTTCTCTCCCATTAACAATGGTTTGAGGAAAATGGATAATAACCCTCCCAATCTTAGCGATAGGATTATGGAGAGGACTGTTGATATCATTGTTGAACGGATTATGCAGGGTTTGGATGAATTGAAAGTGAGTGATCTTAGTCCTCTTCCTATGGACATGGCAATTAACGGAGTGGAGCAGGATGCTTTCATTTCTAGGATCAATATGTCAACTTCAGCAGCGTTTGGTTTCAGAGGCAAAAAATCCGACTACTTTCCTATAGTAGATGATGTGGATCGTTGCCCGACGCCAGAGATGGGAGAATTGATTGTTTCAATGTTGCATACGTACGAGGACGGAGAAACTTGTAGAGAGATTAATGAAGCTCAGCTTAAGGATGAACCTCGCCCACAACACAAAGTTGATAGTGCTTCTACACGGTTGTTTTACATGTGTAGTATGAGATATCTTGTTGTTTGTCGAATGTTTCTTAGTCCTTTCTATGCTCTCATGGTTCAATATGGCGATGTTTTTTGTACCGCTGTTGGTGTTAATATGCATACACAAGCACATGAGATCATTAATGGTTTGGCTGATTTTTCTGAGTTCGGTTTTGAAGGAGATTATAGTGGTTTTGATGTAGCCAATCCGTATCAGATTGCGGCGGCGGCTGCCGAAGTGATAGTAAGAGTTTTGTCTCGCAGAGGTTATAATGACTATGCTCTGAACATTGTTAGAGGAATTTTGACAGAGGGTTTGTTTCCGCATATTTCAATTGACAATGATTTGTTTGTCAAACCTGGGCTTCAACCATCTGGGAAGTACGCAACTGCTGAAGATAATTCTTTGCGAGGATTGGTAATGCTTGTATATGCTTGGTGTTCTATGTGTCCTGATGATGATTTTTTCGATCATGTTAAACCTCTTATCTACGGTGATGATGTTGTAGTCGCTGTTAAAGAGGAGGCATCTTTTTTCAATGCTTTGAGCTATACGCGTGTTGTCAAAGAGGACTATGGTATGGATTTTACTACTCCTGAGAAGACTGGAG